TATAATAGAAGAATGTGAGGTTAGTCGTGATTAATGAAACTGATATAGAAGCTTTTAAATATTACAATTCTCAAGATATGGATGACTATCAGAAGAATGCTGCTGAGACTGCTATTTACAGCAGTAAGCATGCTGTTATCTATCCAGCACTCGGTCTAGCTGCAGAAGCAGGTGAAGTTGCAAACAAAGTTAAAAAGATCTTACGTGATGGTGACTTTGATCGTAAAGCTATAGCTGATGAGATTGGAGATTGCCTATGGTATATTGCCGCACTGTGTAGAGATCTAAATATTAGCATGAATGATGTAGCTAAAACTAATCTTTTTAAGTTACAAGACAGACAAAAACGTGGCGTAATATCTGGATCAGGAGACAACAGATGAATAACTATTTACCAACTGACTATCAAGCTTTCATACATACTTCACGGTATGCTCGTTGGCTTGAGGATGAGGGAAGACGAGAGTCTTGGTCAGAAACAGTGGATCGCTACATGGGTAATGTTGTGGGCTATGACATTGATCACGATACATACAACGAGATACGAGAGTCTATACTTGCACTAGAGGTTATGCCTTCTATGCGAGCCATGATGACTGCAGGTCCAGCTTTGGAGAGAGATAATACGGCAGGATATAATTGTAGTTATTTACCCGTAGATGACCCAAAGTCCTTTGATGAGGCTATGTTCATTCTGCTCTGTGGCACCGGTGTTGGCTTCAGTGTCGAACGTCAGTTTATCTCTAAGCTTCCAGAGGTTCCAGAACTCTTCGAGAGTGATACTACCATTGTGGTAAAGGACAGTAAGGAAGGCTGGGCTAAGGCGTTTAGACAAGTACTAGCTCTTCTTTGGGCAGGTGAGATCCCTAAGTGGGATGTATCTAAAGTCCGTCCTGCAGGTGCAAGACTTAAAACCTTTGGTGGTAGAGCATCTGGCCCTGCACCACTGGTTGACCTATTCAACTTTGCGGTGAGTATCTTCAAGGAGGCACAAGGACGTAGGTTATCATCAATTGAGTGTCACGATCTAATGTGTAAGATTGGTGAGGTTGTAGTAGTAGGCGGTGTTAGAAGATCTGCAATGATAAGTTTATCTAATTTGTCAGATGACAGAATGCGTCATGCTAAATCAGGCAACTGGTGGGACAACAACCCACAAAGAGCTTTAGCAAACAACTCTGTTTCTTATACAGAGAAACCAGACAGTGTATCATTTATGCGTGAGTGGTTAGCACTGGTAGAATCAGGAAGTGGAGAACGAGGTGTATTTAACAGAGAAGCATCTAAAAATCAAGCTGCAAAAAATGGGAGACGTGATTCTGACTTTGAGTTTGGCACCAATCCGTGCAGTGAGATTATTCTTAGACCTTATCAATTCTGTAATCTTACAGAGGTTGTTGTACGAGCCACTGACTCGATTGAAGACTTGGAGCGAAAGGTCAGATGTGCCACAATACTTGGGACGATCCAAAGCACGTTCACAAAGTTCCCATATCTGCGAAAGGTGTGGCAGCGAAATACCGAAGAAGAACGATTGCTCGGTGTGTCTCTCACAGGGATAATGGATAACCAACTACTAACAACTAAGAACAAAGGATTGGAGAAAACACTTGAACATTTACGAGAAGTTGCTGTTCTTACTAATTTTGATTGGGCTGACCGCCTTGGCATTGTATCAAGCGCAGCAATCACCTGCGTCAAACCCTCAGGTACAGTCTCACAATTGGTTGACTCTGCCTCTGGAATCCATGCACGTCATTCACATCATTACATTAGAACCGTTAGAGGAGATAATAAAGACCCACTCACACAGTTTATGAAAGATCAGGGTATTCCAAACGAAGCTGACTTTATGAAGCCAGATCAAACAACTGTGTTTTCATTTCCAATTAAAGCTCCTCAAGGAGCAATAGTCACTGACAATGTCTCAGCTATTGAACAACTAAATACATGGCTGATGTATCAAAGACATTGGTGTGAGCATAAACCTAGTGTAACAATTAATGTAAGAAAGGATGAATGGTTTGAAGTAGGTGCATTTGTTTACGAGCATTTTGATGAAATGTCTGGAGTAAGTTTCTTACCTTACAACGAACATACTTATCAGCAAGCTCCATATCAGTGTTGCACAAAAGACGACTATAAAAAATTATCTAAAGTAATGCCAAAAAGTATTGACTGGGCAAAGCTTTCAGAGTATGAAAAAGAGGACACTACTGCAAGCAGTCAAACTTTTGCTTGTACTGGTGACGTTTGTGAAATCGTAGATATAGGAGCATAATATATGCAACCAGTTAGAAAACAGTTTAACCGTGCTTTATACGAAGCTTATGACACTAAAGCTAAAGATGCTCTTACAGCATATCTTTTAAAGAAAGGTCATGTGTTAGTAAACACGGAAGAAAATTATCATGTTGATCTCATCTCTCAAAAACATGGTTACACTTATTTTAATGAGGCTGAGGTTAAGGTAGCTTGGGAAGGAGATTGGCCAGAACATTGGAAAGAGATTAGAATACCAGAACGTAAACAACGACTACTTGATAAGTACCAAGGTGAGAACGGAGTCTTAAACTTCTATGTCTTTCGTAAAGATCTTAAACAAGCTTGGCGTATTAGAGATTATCTACTAACTAAAGAAAGTCTTGCAGAAGCCAAAGGCAGGTATATTAGAAAAGGTGAGTTGTTTTTTCACATTCCATTTACAGATGCGGAGTTAATAATACTATGATAAATCTAGATGATGCAATAGCAGAACTATCTAAAGATACTATAACTATAACTGACGATAGCCCTACAACACTTACTATGGGTAATGACTATGATCCAGTAAGTAAACCCCAACACTATGGTCAAGGCACAATAGAGTGTATTAAATATATAGAAGACTTCTTGACAGATGAGGAGCTAACAGGTTACTATAGAGGTAATATTGCAAAGTATCTCCATAGGTGGCGATATAAAAATGGTGTACAAGATTTGGAGAAAGCACAATGGTATCTAAGCGCATTAGTCCAATTGCAAAACCGAAAGTAGCCAAACCATTTAATCAAGGCTACAGAGGTTTCTTAGTAGGAAACCTAACTAATCCCTATCCTCAAAATACAAAAGATTATAGGGACTGGGAGTTTGGCTTTAATAAAGCCTACTTCAAAAACAAGGAGCAAGTACTTGACAAAGAGTCTCGAAGAAGAAGCTAAAAAGTTTGCTCAAAAGAAACGTAAACCTGCTAACGTAAAAGAGATAACACCTCGATTATATTTAGCAGGTCAAGCTATGGGTGGTTTTATTGCAGCAGGTAGACAAACCTGGCGAATGGAAGAAATACGAAAAGCATCTTTTGATTGGGCAGATTATATGTTAGAGGATGATACATAAAAAGAGGGGGCCGAATGGCCCCCCTTATTGTTTAGAAGTCTTTAACCTCATCTAAGAATATATCATCATAGTTGTCAACATACAGTTTTATTTTCTGTAGGATATTTAATGCATCATCTTTTTTGAGAATGTCTTCCAACTCCCCCTCAACTCCCATTATCTTCATAACCTTTTTTACTTGTGCTTTATTCTTACCAGAAAGTATTCTTACAAAGTTTAACTGTGCAGGTACTGCTAGCTCCATAGTTTGAATTACGTTTGCTCTTACTGTTTGCTTTATAGTATCTAATACTTTTCTTTGTTCTTCAAGACTCATACTCTCGTAATTAGGATTTGCTTGTAGTGCTTCGTATGCAGCCGCTTGAAAGTATGGCGCAGCTAAAGTATCCATAACATTTTTTACTTCAGCAGGTCCATTCCATTTTATAGCTGCCCAATGAGGTACTCCTGCCATGTTATGCATCTGCTCTATTAACTCTGGAAAAGGCATCTCTCTTGCACCAAGCATTTGTTTAGATATGTTAGGTACATACTTATTACCTCTAAGAGGTGTAGCCCTTACTGGTAAATTCTCTGAAGTTCCTGTTAAAGCATCTACGTATTTTAACATTTGATTAAGAGTTTCTGGACCTTGGCGTAAGTCAGGCTTCATGTTAGCGTCACTTAAAACTCCATATATCTGATTGATAGGATCTAAAGGTCTTGTAGCACCATTTACAAACTGAGCTGCTGCTGGTTTTAAAACATTCCATGCTGCTTCAGGTATATCTTTTTCTTCTGCTAATGCATTATAAATACTTTCAGCCCACTCTTTAATACCTTTTCCAGCGGTATCAAGATCTCTAAACGCTTGTCCATAGAGTTGTAACTCTAATTCTCTTACTAACTCTGGAGGAACTTGTGAACGATCAAAGTCTCTTATATCTAAACTGCCATTAAGACCATGAGCAAAAATAGCTGCGGTAGTATTGAATGTTGATATAGGCCAATCAAAAGTTTGATCTCTAATCTCTCCACTGG